GATCTTCTCACCAAGCAACTCAATCTGATACTCCACCTCTTGCTTCTCGCTTTTATTAGTTGCTAACCGATCCTTCAGCAATGTGTTCATGTGACTGAAGATTTGAATGTCCAGTAAGTCTTCAATCACCTCACGACGATCCTTTGTCGTAAGTTGCATGAAGGGAGTGAATGATGCGTTACCTAACACGACGATTTGGGTGAAAGATTTATAATTCAGTTTGAGAATGGTATCTTCAAACTGAGTCTGGTAATCTCGTATCGATCCCGGTTGGTCAATGAGGTTGCCGTTCTTGAAAATCTCAAACACAGCAGGTTTAATGCCCCTACGCACCATGTACTCCACATTACCAATAGTGAACTCGATCTCTGTCATGAGACCCTTCTCATTGATACTGTTGAGCAGTTGGTTCTTGTTGATGTTGCGGAATGGTTTGTTGAATAGTACAAAGCACAACGCATCGAGAATGGTAGACTTACCTGCTCCATTCTCTCCAGTGATAATCGTAGATGGGGAACGATCCATCTGAATCTCAGTGAAGACATTCCCTGTTGAAAGCATGTTCTTCCAACGCAGTTTCTTAAACTTGATCATAGATTAAACTTCAAAGTGCAATGCTTCAGTATACAATGATTTCATGAGTGAGTCAAGTTTTTTCTTTGGCACATTGTCTGGCATTCCATCAATGTACTTAGACAGAATCGTCATGGTATCCTCTGCCTCGTTCACCAAATCATCATCGTCTTCTAAGTCCAGATTGAGATGATCCTCTACGACTTGGACGCTGATGGGTTCGACTTTGAGGAGTTTGTCCATGAACTTATCGAACCAATACGGATTGCCACTGGAGTGCTTGACGACTTTGACATATGTGCCTTCGTAAGCGGAGAAGTCCTGATCAAGCAACTCGTCCATCGTTTTCCCTTCGTCATTATAGAACACCTTGTTAAACATCGAGTACGGGTTTCGTATGAACTCCAGTTCCCTAGTCTCTGTGTCGTAAATATGAAAACCTTTCGGGTCTTGGTAGTCGCTCCATGTGAGTTCATAAGGACACCCCAAATAATCAATGTTGCCAGTGGTTGACTTGTGATGAAAGTGACCAGACATCACACGATCAAATCGCTTGAAGTCCGAAATCTTCATACCGTGATCATTCATGTTGCCTCGATCCATGAGACACCCTGCGATCTCAAAGTGACCGAACACAACTTGTGCTTCAGTGGTCTTCAGAAAATCCATTGTGTCAGCATAGTTACTGTTGTTGATCCATGGCACAATCGCGTGTGCCACATCATCAAAAAGAACCTCTTTGACCTCTGAGTAATACTTGACACCAGTGCTGTCAAACAACTCTTGCATTGCGTTGATCTCGTTGGTGTTCTTGTATGGCACATCGTGGTTGCCTACGATGACATGCAGATCAATGTTACGGTACAGACACGGTTCGATGAACCCTTCTTTAAGTCGTCTTAGAGTGACATAAGAAATGTACTTCCTCCGATCAACAATATCACCCAAATGAAGTACAGTGCTGATTCCTCGCTCATCCAAAGTAGGGAAGAAAAGATTACTATAAAACTTATCAAAATAGTCAAGGAAACTAAGATTATCATTCCTGACTCCCCAATGCGTATCAGTTACTAATGCTATCTTCACTCTTTACTCGCTTCTTCTTGCGTCTTTTGTGTTCTTCAAAATTTTGAATAAAGTCGGACATATATTCTTCTGTCCACTCTCCATATTTTACACCATCATTGTAGTCTTGTCCATAGTCATGTGATTGTCGATCACTGACTTCACCAAAAATGTTTGCGTTTTCGGTTGCCTTGTATTTGGTGTAGAGGTGCTTCTTTTCTTTTTGAATTCTTCGTAAAAACGCATAGTAGATAATCTGAGTAAAGTATGCAAAAGGGTTGCTCGATTTCTCTGGATTAAAGTTGTCGATGTATTGCAAACTGTTCTCGATACCGTCTGAGATCATCTCTTCACGGAACGAGTAGTTCACAAAGTTTGGTTTGTAAGATAGGTGTGTCGCAATCTTCATAATACACTCTGCGATGTACATCGGCACAATCGGACGAGGTTCATCGTTGTCCTTTGCCTTCTGTACTGATTCGCGAAACTCCACCATTGCTTCTAGGAACTTTTTATTGTCCACATAGTAGGGTTTTTTTCTTTTCTCTGCTCTAGTCTCTGCCATATTAATGTACCGTATTTGCTGATAATTCTACAGGTTGCCCAAACTTTTCCATCCAAGAATCGTCTACCTCTACATCTGATTCTTCTTCTGGTTCGTCAATTGAAGCATTCCCTTTGAGTACGCCAAGCGATCTCACATAATAGGCATTGATTTCCTCGTCCACTTCTGCCACTGCGACCACATGATTTGTATTCAGATTAACCATATTAATACTCTTCGTCAGAGGAACCCATGTCATTGCGACCATCATTGGTCTTCCATTTTGACTTTCTCCAATCTCAAGTAAAAGAGGTTCGAGAATACTTGTCGTGCTTTCATCTTGATGCACGATCTCTGCGATGATTGTCTCACCATTCGTGAGTTTTATGATTGAGTTCATTCCCCTACCTTTATGTTGTAGATTTTGTAATCAAATTCTTCTTCGTTGTAAATCTTCACTCGTTCAGCAAAGTGCTTAATCGTATGATTAGTGTAAGATTTATATGACAAATCGTCAGAAATATCATATAATGTCGCAAATTCTTTACTATCACTTTTTCTTAGTGCGCGACCTATTGACTGAAGATTGCGAATACGAGACTTAGAGGGGGAAGCAAATATGACATTATGGAGGTTACGAATGTTGATTCCTGTGGAGAAAGTGCCATAAGATGCCACAATAATGGCATTGTCTGATTGCTCAACTCTATGTCTAATCTCTTCCCGTGTATTTGCATCGATACCCCCATGCACGAAATAAACTTCTTTATCCGACTCATTTATACTATTGTACAATATTTGACCGTGTTTGTCAACCATTTGATACAGAACTAAAGTATTGCCCTCGCGTGTGAGCGCGAGGTTCTTGATGAACTTATTGCGGTACTCGTTGGCAATCAGAAACTGAATCTCGTCTTGATAGTTAGACTGCTTCATCTGCTTACAAGTTCCCTCTGGATACTTGAGCACCAATGCCTTGATACGAAAGTCTGACAGCGTACCAGACTCGATCAGTTCTTTTGTCTGGATCACTTTCATCACTGGACCGAACAGACCTTCTAATACTAACTTATTTGTCTGTGTCCCGTCAAGTGTTCCTGTGAGTCCAAACCGCCACTTACACGCATCCAACTTTGTCATGATCTTGGTGAGCGAGGTTGCCTTGAACTGGTGTGCCTCATCCCCAATGACTACATCGAACTGGTCAAACCATTTCTTGGGTTGCTTATAGATGGACTGCCATGTGCTGATAAAAATCTGTGCCTCATCGTTGTTTTTCTCTTGACCTTCCATAATAAGATGTGTATAATAGAACTGTTGGTTCTCAGAATACTCTATAAAGTCTGTATTCATCTGATGTACCAAAGACGTAGTAGGTACGATAAGGAGTGCCCTTTGGCACTCCCCTTGCGTAAGCAAGTATTTTAAAATACAATAGATGATGAACGACTTGCCAGAGGCAGTCGGTGAAAGGATCAAAGCACGATGAACACGCAAAGCATGAGCAATTGCTCTGAGTTGGTAATCTCTGGGGGAGTATTTACCTTTGAGGAATTCTTCCAACTCATTCAAAGGGATGTCGTTAACATGATTGAGTCCCCCATGTACGACACATTCATAGTCCCTATCTTGGCAAAACTTTTCAACACGACGAACGAGACCCTTGTAGAGTGTCTGACTCGCAGTATTGAACAATCGTATCTTACCGTCCCACATGCGATTTTTATATGAGGGCATGAACTTCGCACCGGGTACTTCAAAGGTAAAGTAGTCTGAAAGTTCTTGTGCCAACCCTCGATCACATTCAATCTTCACATTTACTTCATCCTTGGGTAGGATGTCGATTCTATCCATTCGTAAATCTTAACCAATCAATTGCATTTTTAATCTGAAACCCTCGGTTGTTGATACTCTTGAGAATTGACTCAAGGTAGTTGACTTTCTCTTGCTGTAGTGCTAACTTGAGATTCAGATCAATAAAAGTATCATCCGATTCAATATATGTATCTACTTCGTTCTTGAGGATTTTCTTATAGAACTGATCGCGACCCAAATCCTCTAACTCATCTTGGTCTAACTCACCAAGGTAGTATTCGGTCAGAGTTCTCTTCAGTTTAGAACGCTGTGCAAACATGCGCTTGAGTTGTGCGTTTTCACCCATAAAGATTTTGAGATATTTATTGTGAATCACAGGTATCTTGGTAGATTCCTCTCCAAGTTCTGTCTCATCCATTTTGCAATCTTTGTCCCATTCGGACACGATGTCTTCAATCTTCATAATAAATCCATAAGTAAAATATTGTATAGTATATCAGATTATACGATGGTTGTCAATTCGTACTTACGATAAGCAAAGTTGACATCTGCTTGAAGATATTCAATATCAGTGTTATCGATGTTAAATGACAACGATGTCAAAGACACTGGGTACATGTCGATGAACTGAACCTCAATGTTTGGTTGGAAGTTGGATGTGGTAATGATCAGAGAACCATCTGAGTACACATCGCCTTGCGGTAGAAGTCCATTGCCAGAACGCANTGCNGANGACTGTGAGAAGTTATCTGGNTAACCAAGACCGATCAACCAATCGTAAATCTCGCGGAAGTTCTTCATGTCCTCATCGACACGGAAGCGTAGGTTCAATGCACCGAATACCAGTTTATCACCGGGTACTGGTAGTTTGATAAAGGTATTCTCGACAGTATCTACTTGTCCCAATGTGATGTCTGGGAGTTCAGCAGACGTACAGAAATAGTTAACATGGGGAAGACGCTTGATCGCGAACTTAAACCCAATCGGTGACAGAAAACTTTTATTGTCTGGTTGTGAACCTTGAAGTGCCATGGTGTACCCTCATTTTGATACTACTATTTAGGCATAAAAAAAGAGGGACTTGCGTCCCTCTCCAAAATGCTGATTTAGAATCAGTCTTTTTATCTTACATCAAGTTAGTTACCTTGACGATGCGGTAGTAGATGTTACCATCTCCGCTACCCAAACGAGCAGCAACACCGTTGCCATCGTTAGTTGCGAAAGGATTAGCGACCATGCCGTAGCGAGTCTTGAATCCGATCTTAGGTTGGAAAGTATTCTCTCCAACTGCACGAACCATCTGGAGTGGTACGTATGGGCAGTAGAACAATCCAGCATCAAAGGCATTGGAACCTTTGTAACCGATTGTGTAGTAGTTGTTAGTTGCATCTGAGAAGTATGGATCGATGTATACACGGATACGACCATTCAGAACACCTGCGAATGTGTTGCCAGTGTCGTCAACTTGCAAGTTGTTAGACAGTGCAGGAGTGTAATCCAAAACACCTGCCATCTGAAGTGCAGAAGCAACATCAGAAGAAGTGATCAGGACGTTACCCTTACCGCGACGAGTTGCTTTCGCAATTTCGTTAGCGTCACGCTCGATCTGGAACATCAGACCCTTGAACTTCTCAACTGACCAACGACCGTTTGAATCTGTATCCAAGTCGAAAGTACCAGAAGTTGTAGTGTTCTTAGTAGCACCTGCAACTGCTGAGTAGTTGATAGTACGGACAACTTCACGATTGATTTCTGCCAAGATTTCAGCAGACAAAATGTTGCTGAGTTCTTGCTCTGCATCCAAACCATGGATTGCCTTGAGGTCTTGAGCGAGTTCCATTGTGTACTCTGCCTTCAAAGCACGAGTTACCGCAGTTACCGCAACCTTCTCGATTGAGAATGCCATTTCAGCAAACTGAGGACCACCTGCTGAACCTAACTGTTCTGCTTGTGAAGTAGAAAAACCAGTGTGAACGTTGTATGAACCACCAGAACCGATTTCACCAGTACCACGATCATTAGGATCAGTACCGATTTGGTTGTTAGACAGTGTAGCGTTTGCAGCAAACGTGTTACCAGAGAATGATGCATCTGCTTCGTTGAAGAGTGCTTCAGTTCCAGTCTGGTTAGTGTAGCGTGAACGCATTGCAAAGATCAGTCCAGTAGGACCAGTCATTGGTTGTACACCACAGATATCGTATGCAATGAGGTTAGGCATTGAACGACGAACCAGTGAGATTAATACTGGATCGAAAGTATCGATAGAACCATCAGACGCAGTAGAAGAAGAACTTCCCATTGCGTTAGTTGGTGCTTCACCTAACAGTGATACGCCATGTGCGCCACCTTGTTGGTATGCTTGCTCACGAGCAGATACCATTTGGTTTTCCAGAAGTTGAGCAGTCACACTACGCTTGTGTAAGTCCTTGATCGGTTCAAGGTCCGCATGCTCAAGGACTGGTTGCCACTTTTGAATAAGAGCATCAGTTGCCATTGTTATTTCTCCTTAGAGGTTTTTTTACCTAATTGTATTTATAAATTGTTACTTTTTGATCGAACGAGAGATAGCATCCATGTATGCCTTCATCTCTGGAGCGACTGTAGGTTCGTTTTCTTCTTCCAGTTCAACTGGTTCTGAATCGAATGAAGTGTCCTCAGAGAGTTCTTCTTCTTGTGGGAAGTAGTTCTCTTTGATTGTCTCCAACTTCTTCGCATAGTCTTCAGCAGATTCAAACTCAACGCCTTCAGCGAGAGACTTCATCTTGACTACTTGTGATTCAGTCAGACCTTCAGTTACATCGCGCAGAACAACTGATTTCTTTGCTTCAGCAAGTTCCTTACGAGTAGCGATGTTCTTTTCAACTTCTTCGTTTACAGATTCTTCCAATTCAGCAACCTTTGCTGCGAGTTCGTCAACTAGGTCAACTTTCTCTTCTGGGATGTCGATATATGATTCAGTGAACAAGTTACGCAGACCAACCATGAAGTTCTCAGTGATTTCTGCTTTGATACCTTGCTCAACAGCGAGTTCATTTTCTTGCATCCAAGACTCGACTACGTACTCCATGTAGTCGTCTAAACGTGCAGTCATTGACTCGACGATCTCTTCTTTCTCTGCTTCCAGTTCTGCTTCCAGATCAACGGTGACTGTTTCCAGAATCTCGTTAACCTTTGACACAACTGCTGCTTCAAAGATAGTAGTTGCTTTAGAAGTGAAGTCTTCGCTCAGTTCAGAACCTGCGAACATTGCTTCTACATCTTCTGCGACATTTACGTCTTCAGCAGAGATTTGCTTGATTTCTTTGATTGAAGTAGCAGTATTTGATTCTTCTTCTGCTTCAACAGACTCGCCATACATAGCATTCATCATTTTGCCGTAGTTTGCTTTCAGCGCAGAAGCATTCATTTGCTTCATAGCATCTGCCATAGCAGTGATCATTGCTACTTTAGTCTTTGGCACTTCAGATGGTGAACGCTTTGGTGCTGCTTTCTTTTCAGCATCAGCATCTTTACCTTCCGCACCCGGTGCGTCTACTTCCTTGGTTGATGGATCAGGTACTTCTGATGGATCACCGAAAGATGCTTTCACTTCTTCCAGTTGTCCTTCTTCTTGATCCAACATTTCCAGTTCTTTATCGGACATGTTGTTATCTCCTTTACGGTTTAGTCATTTATTTATAGAGTATTTATAAATCTTAGAGTTTCGATAGAAAATCGCTAAAAACTCGCAACTTTGCTTCTTCTAATTCTTTGGTTGAAGCAGTCTTAATTTCTTTCTCGTAAGAAGCAATTGATGCTTCTTTGATAAGACCGTTGTCCCATACCCATTCTTTACCTTCCATGATGCCGTTGACAAATGCATCTGGTGCGGATGGGTCAGCAACAATGTCACCTGCTGTGGCAAGATAGAAATCTTTTTGAACTTCGTTTACACCTTGGCGATTCTGCTTGAGAGAACCCATGCCACGAGAAGACACTGCTAACTGTCCTCCATCGTCCATGATACCCTTGACAATCGCACCCATCGGTGTTTCTGCTAAAATCTTTGCACGACCTCTGAAGTTAGAACCGTCACGCTTTAGATCAGTAATCAAATGAGATACACGCTCAAGGTTGATGGTTGGTCCGCTAGGGTGTCCCAACTCGCCATATGCACGATTCTTTTCGACATACTCTTTGTTGTAACGCTGTACTTCTTTATCCAAGACTTCCGCAGGATACATACGACCATTACGGTTATTGATGTCTCCTTGCATAAAGATGCCTTCGATGAAGTAGTTCTTCTTACCATCTTCTTTTGCTTCAGAGATGTACTGAATGTCTTCGTTGAGTTCTGTGATCAGTTTCATGAACTTACCTCTGCCACCTTTGTGCCGAACACCCCTGCTGCGGCAGTGATCTCGTCCTTTGGTCTTTTGCGAACTGTTACCACTTCATTCGCATTCAAGCGAATAGAAACTTGTCCACCCGGATAGTTACCATGCAGTCCAGTATCTGTTGGATCAGCAGTGTTTGCGATTGTGATTGTTCTTGCTGAACTGTCGTTTGTAATACGAACAGCAGTCGCATCAAAGACATTGTTTCCTGATGCAGTGAAAGCAACAGTATTTGCTAATACTTTAATTGCCATCACTTACCTCCGAATGCCACATCCATCAACTTCATGAACACTTCTGGAGACTTTTCGATTTGGTCTGCCATCTTTGCTTTGTTCTTGTCGTTAATCTTCTTGTGTAGATTGAGCATCGCGTTAGCAGTTGTCATGTCTACTTTAAGGGTCTTGCCGTTTTCAAACTTGACCTTACCTGCTGACTTGTCCTTGACAATCTTTTGCAATGCATCCATTACCTTGCCTTCAACGAGTTCAACATCTTCTTTGATTCGTGCTTTAGGTTTCTTAGACGCATGCATGTGTGCTTCTGCTTTAGTAACCTTCATCTCTGCAACTGGAACAAATCTCTCAAGTCCATGCTTGAACATTACATCGTACCACTCAACATGCCCAAACTCGTCTGGTTCTGCATGCTCTTCTGAGATACAAGTGCCTTCGCCATACTGCTCATGCACAACATTCTTTGCACACAAATGCTGACGGTTAGCAGGGTTATCTTGATTGTCTTCCAAACCTTCTTTGATAGGGTTGACTGGTTTCATATCGCCTTGCTTTCTATCAGCACCACGCTTAGAATCACCGCCACCAGTAGGTTGGTTCACATCAGACGAACCTTGCTTCTGTGTAGGTTCACCGTTGTTTGGTTGAATGGTGACTTCTTTTACTGAACCATTAAATACATGGTCTTGACCGGGAACGGCATAGTAGTCATTTTTTTGCACCATGTGCTGATTGGCAAAGTCTTCCTCACCCTTTGAGCGAGGTTTGTATCCCTTTACTTCAGCATCGTCGTCTTTAGGTGCAACATAGTCTGCGGCAGGTGCTTCCGCGATATATGCACTAAACTTCTTGATCGCCATCGGTTTCCCCTTGGATTTCTACTTCTTCTTCTGAATCTGATGACATGAAGGACGATGCTACTTCAATCTTTTTCAAGTTGACTGCATCATGCACCTTATCCATTAAAATGTCATTCACAGCATTACGGAATGTGGAGGCATCTCCATCCATTGCCGCTTGTACTGCGTCTTGTGTAGTGTAATCGCTCATGTCGTAATCTCCTGTCAACTATTTATAAATTGTCACATCTCGTCTTCATCAGACGGTTCATCTGCGATTTGCTGATCGATTTCTTCGATCTCGTCTTCGGTCTGCATGAGAATGTTCTTACGAACCCACTCAGCAGAGTAATACTTTCCAACATACTCATCGATGTCGCGGAGTGTATTCAAACGCTCACGCATGATCTCTGCATTCTTCAGTTCTGAGAAATGGTTGTCTTCAAGGAAGTCGTAGTAAATCTGACCCTTGACCTCGTTCCATTCTTGCTTGGTAATGATACCCTTCAAAAGCAACTGTCGTTCTAACAGAATGTGGAATAACTCACTAAACCGATAACGCAGACGCGCAATAAACTTTGAGAACTTGAGTTCGTCACGAGTGATCTCAGACGCACGACCCAAGTTAAATGAGTTATCTGCTTCTAAACGAGACATCGGTACATTCAGTGACTGATACAGTTTTCTTTGGAAGTATTGAACATCTTCGATCTCACCAAGGTTCTGTCCACCCGGTAATGTTGAAATCTCTGTGCCTTTACCACCTTCACGACGAGGCAACCAATAGTCTTCAAGCATCGTGAGAAACTTACGATCATCACGGACTTCGCCAGTGTTTGCATCGTAGACTAACTTGTTCTTGTGCTTGACCATCATGTC